ACAAAAGTACAGTTCAATGACATTGATCCTCATGAATTGGTTAAGCTAGAAAAACTTAAACCAAGTGGTTCTTTTATCTTACAAATCAATAATGTAACTACTAAAAAAGTAAAGTTTATCGAAGGTGGCGGGTTCGCAATAGATTCCTCCGACTCTGATAAAATAGAGTCATCTGACTCCGACAATGATCATCCGTAAATATAATAATCTTTGTAATATGGATGACCATATATAGAGTGTTCTCTCTATATATGATGATACAATCTACAAATGATGGTTCATAGAAAGAGTCAAATTCGTTTCAACAAACTTTTCTAAATAATCATTTTGAAATACTTCTTTTTTCCCCTCATGTTTTTTTGTGAAAATATAGGAATCCTCTATTTTTTTAACTGACCATCCTTTTTCAATTGCGTTTATAATAAAAACCATCTTTTGAAACTCTTTTTTCGAGAACTGTATTTGATTTTCCATTATATACTATGACATATTTTGAAATGTCTATCAATACGAACAAAGAATCCATAAATATATGCAAACACATAAAATATATATAAAAACATAAAAGTAAAATAATAAATGAAGAGTTCTAAAACAATTGATGAAAAACATACAGAGATGTTGTTAATTTTCCAAAAGAACAATAATGAAAATATACCTTTATTAAAAGAGGAAATTGAGAACCTGAAAAATAAATTGAGAACATTGAAGAAGCCATTAAAGATAGATGAATATATGGATACTAAAGATCTAATCAAAATTAAACTGCAACAAATTAAATCCTTTGAAAATCAAGAAAAGCAATATTTTTTGGAGAACTCTAAATATATATTTGATTATTTTGAACAAAAAAAAGACATATCATCGGGTTCCAATAAGAAAAACACCAATGTTCTCAATTCTTTTTTTAAAATTACATCTAACAATCCAGAAACAGCAAATCCAACTTCAATGAAATACAATCAATCGAGAATGACCTATCAGAATTATTGGAAGAATGTAACAAATGACTATATTAATATTCAAGATTATATTGTTTCTTCTGATGTATGTGAATCATGTAAGATTGGAGAACTTATTCCTCAAGACGAAGAAGGAATTCTTATTTGTAATAATACATTATGTGGAAAATTTATCACTTATATCGTGGATTCCAATAAACCGACAAATAAAGAACCACCGAATGAAGTATCATATACCGCTTATATCAGATTAAATCATTTTAAAGAGATTTTATCACAATTTCAAGCAAAAGAAACAACACAGATACCAGACGAAGTGATACAAGCAATCAGAGACCGTATTAAAAAAGAGCGTATCAAAAATTATTCCGAAATTAATTACGACAAGATGCGAGAAATATTGCGCAAGTTAGGGTTTAATAAGTATTTTGAACATATCCAATATATTAATTCTATATTTGGTATTAAACCACCCATTATGAATGAAGAATTACATGAAACATTATGTGTTCTCTTTATTGAAATTCAAAAGCCATGGGCAATGCATTGTCCTCCAAATCGTCGCAATTTTTTCAATTATACGTATACATTATATCAATTATGTGTTTTATTAAACCAAACCCAGTATTTGCCTTATATTCCAATGATGAAAGATAGAGAAAAACAGTTAGACCAAGATATGATATGGAAAAAGGTATGTATGGAATTGGACTGGGAGTTCTTTCCGACAGTATAAAAAATTGATTGATTGATTTTTTATATGATATAGTATATCATATAAAAATGAAAATTGAAACCGTTTATATACAAGGATTAAATAAATCAATTACTTTTTGGGTTGGCACTTCCAAAGAAGATAACCATCGAATGATTGACGCTGCAGAATCAACCGACATTTGGTTTCACGCAAATAATATTTCGTCGTGTCATGTAATTTGTAAAGTACCTTACGATATTGATAGAAATAAAGTTAAATATATAATAAAAATGGGTTCATTATTGTGTAAAAATAATACAAATAAACTGAAAAGTCTATCTAAAGTAGAATTTGTATATTGTCATGTAAAAAATGTTACAAAAACGGATTTTGTTGGATGTGTCAATGTAACAAATGGAAAATATATAATAATATAATATAATGTTCTCGTGTTTATTTACAGATTGTGTTCAAAATTACGAATTAGACCTAGAGAAATATAATCAAATTATGGATAAAATAAAACATTCAGAAACCTACACAATTACGTCATTAGTAAAACAAAATAGAGAGAATGATTTTATGAATTTTTTGATAGTTTTAGCAGATAAGCATTATAAAGGTTCTTTTTGTACAAATTGGTCCTTATATAAAAACTTGATGTCGCAAGAATTCCCTGGAACCATTGATATAGTAAAACAATCCGACTTACAGAAAAAAACAGACTTTATTATTAAAGAGGCCGTGGTTCTCAAAAAATTATATATAAAATTGCCAAAAGAAAATTTATATATTGATTCTTCCAAATACGAGGAATATTTATTGAATTCTATTACAAACGAGTTTTTACGCATTATATCTACATTGAGACCAATGTCTATAAAAATCCAAATATGTAATCAAAATAAGAACGACCTAGAATTTGATATAAATACAGCTATTTCATTTCAAGGAATTGACATTGGTTCAGATGTAAAGAATCAACAGACGAATAATAGTAGTAAAAAAAAGGAGTGGTTATTGACATTTAGACCAGATAAAAAGAAAATAGATTTGTCTTGTTTTTTGGATAAATCCAAATTTTATTATTTGCCAAAATATAATGAATGGATCGATATAATACATAATCGCGTTAGTTATAATGTAAATACCGCAAAATATGTTTATGAACATACTATAAATAACAATCTCAATGTTGCATTTGTAGAAAATATGAAGGTTCTCGATATTGATTGTAAATATGTAAAATCAAAATATGAAAACGTTCGATTTGAATACGAAATTGACTATTATCCATTATAGGGTTATACAACCTTACTAACATGTGATTTTTTTATTTGTTCCAAATATTGTTCTATCTATTACTTTTCCTTCATCGTACCATATATTATTTTCTGGTCTACCTATCATTTTGTAATACGGATTAAAATCTTTATATGAATCAGTGTCGTGATATGTATTTACCATAAAATCCATATCATTGTTTGACATATTAAATGTATCTATATATTTTTTCCAAGCATCATGATCTACGTTTATATTAGTTAAAACTTTATAATATGTTTTTGGTATAAATTCAATAATTGGGTTTACAACTGGATAATTTACTTCATTATTATCTAAAAATCCGCATTTTTGACAAAATGTCCAATTTTGTGATATAAAATAAATTTTATCCCAATATGGATTAAAAATATTATAAAATTGGGGTTTTATATAAATGTCTATCCTTGTAAATAAAATAAAATTATATTTATCTTTATCAATAACATCTAACGCATTCTGAACTAATTTAAAGCCTATTAATTCAGTATTTGTCATATATGTTAAATTATTATCTATATACCATGATTTTAAACTTGACTCATATTTTGTATCATATGTATTTATTAGTATGTCCATATCAATATTATATTTATTTTTTATATTTTTACAAAAGAGAATATGTGAATCAGAAGCTATTTTTTGAGTGTGAAAACTATTTTCTGTATCACGTAGTCTGCTTCCTTGATTTCCTTCTCTAAACGATTCGCCATATAAAAGTAATAACCCTTTTTTATGTTCAAACCCTTCTATATAATTTTTTACAAAATATCTATGATATATAATGATAAAAATGATAATAATAACAGATAATAACAAAATGTTTAATTTGTTCATATATATAATATAATCATTTAATTGTAATGTATAAATATCCATTATAGATACTTATCTGGATGATAATTATATTCAAAACATCTACGATGAAAACTGACTTGGTCAGGATGGTCTGTTTTAACATCGCCCTCTTCTACTCCAACCATGGGCACTATGAGTCCTCTTTTGCCAAATTTGGTGAATTGCCAATCTGTACAAAAAGGTTGTTCTCCAGTTTGAGCAATAGCATATTCTGGTGTATATCTTTCGACTAGTACTCGCGCGTGCGACCTTGACATAAAATACATATGAGCACCCCATAAATCGACAGGATATCCTTGGATCTTGTATTGTTCATCTCGATGTAATACTGGAAAATAGTTATCTTCGGCAACTTCAAATGGCCACAAATAACTAAGCAGTAAAATGTCTAATTCGGTTTTATCATAAAGATCAATAATATCTGGTATCTGGGTTTTCAATGTTCTCGAAAGCATGACGTCGTCCTCACAAATAATACAATAATCATATGTAGTGTTCTCGCTGAAATGTTTCATACAATCCACATGTTGGAAAAAAATAGACCAATTTCTTTTTTCAAAATCAGAGATTGGTTGATTGGCGATTCTGGGGTCTTGAGTAGAGACTGGGTCTACAAAATGCGCGTCCATACCCATCGATTTCACACGTTGTGTCATTTTTTCACGACGAACATCATCTTTATAATTCACTACGTAAATAGCACAAGACTTTTGCATATAGGATAAAATATAATACATTTTGTCTTTATTATATTTTATATATAAGTGTTTACCAGTTCTCCTTTTTCTGAAAATATCCATATTTCATAATGGTATCCAAGTTTTTTTGCCGCTTCCTGTTTTTCAAATATATAACAATGTTCCATTTGGTATGTCCATGTAGATTTGACTTCAATACAACGGTTTTGGTTTTGAATAAATATATCAACATAATGACGGTGTTTGTTTCCTGAAGGGTCATTATACCATATTTCAGGAACATCTTCTCTTTGTGTTTCTATATCGCTTTCATCTATTTGTTCTATTTGTATTAGTCTATCGAGAGCAAACGGTTCATATCCTTGGACCATGACTTCATTTCCTGATGGAAATGTATATATTTTCTTTTTAGCCATATTATGTAATGACCTCGCAGCTATATCTGGATTATACATGACATTTTCAACACCATATTTTTCTATACATGTATTCTTGATTTTTTCTTTATGAATTTCTGATTGAAATACATTTTCTACACCATATCTTTCTAAATTAGTATTTTTTAATTTATTTTTTATTATATCAGACTTCATTGCGTTTTCTACTCCATATTTTTCCATCATTGTTTGTTTGCCTTTGTCTCTAACTTCTTTTGATTGAAGAGTATGTTCAACCCCGTAGTTTTCCATAGATGTTTTCCTTTTTTTGTCTTTTATTTCTTGAGATTGTGACTGATGTTCAACACCGTATTTTTCAAAAATTGTTTTGTTCATTTTATTGCGTATAGATTCACAGTTTATAGCATTTTCAACTCCATATTTTTCTAAGCATGTTTCTCGCGATTTTTGTTTGAAATCTTCGTGTTGAAATGTATTTTTCACACCGTATTTTTCCATACAGGTATTTTGGACTTTTGAAATGACTTCTTTATTCTGTAATGGATGTTCAACTCCATATTTTTCTAAACATGTTTTTTTTGTTTTTTTAATAGTATCAGGGTTTTGTGATGGATTTTCTACACCATATTTTTCCATATTTGTATTTTTAATTTTATTTTTTACAATATCTGACTTAAATGGACAATCAACACCATATTTTTCTAGACATGTATTTTTTATTTTTTCCTTATGTATTTCTGAATTAAAAACATTCGACACGCCATATTTATCAAAACATGTTTTCTTATTTTTTTCACGAACCTTTTCATTTTTCATAGGATTTGTTACACCATATTTTTCCAAACAAGTTTCCTTTATTTTTTCCTTATGGGTATTACTTTGAAATACATTTTCAACTCCATATTTTTCCAAACACGTTTTTTTAGTTTTTGCGTAAGTCACTTTTCCAGAGCATGATTTACAATAAAAATTTTCATACAGTAATAATGTAGAAAATAATTTACTGAAATTATTATTACATTCCTCATTTTTACATTTTGCTTCTATAATTGCCTTCCCTTTTAGAGGTAATTGTGAATAATCTTTTGAAAGAATAATATTGTTTTTCAGACAATATCGTTTCAATACATCATATGTATATTTTGATACCGACATATATATGTATATAATGAATGTTGTTTTTATGTCTTTTTCCGTTAAATTATATATTTTCATCTAACATCTGTATTTTTGATAGTTTTGCTTTTTTATTTAAATATGCGGTTCTTGCGTATTGTTTTTTCTTTTCTTTTGAAATGGTCGATTGATAGTTTGTATTCTCTTGATAATCTTTTACTCGTTTTTTTATTTTTTCTTTATTATTATCATAATACGTTTTATGACGTTCTGGCGCAACATATCTATTTAATTGTTCTTTAATTTTTTCTAATTCCATTTTTAACATAGTATTTTCCTTTCTTAATTCAGCTATTTCTATTTCCATTATATGATCTATAATATAGTTTTTATATAATTTAACGAATAAATTATATAATTTTATTATGCAGCAAAAAATAAAGTTTTTTAAACACCTGCTAGCTTAATTCCTCCTGCAATTCCGCTGCCAATTGCAAAACTTGCGCCTCCTCTTGCGCCCGCACCCATAGATGGTATGAAAACATCAAGAACGCTGAATGTAGCCGCTGCAGTCAATGCGATAATAACGACTTCTTCAATGTTCAAAGACTTTTTAGGAATAGCATAAGCTGCTAAAGCGACAATAATACCCTCGACAATGTACTTAATAGCTCTTTTGATAAGCTCTGAAAAATCGAATCCTCCGCTCATTTTGTTATATATTATAACAAAATAAAAAAATTGTAATAAGTTTAAAATAATATAAACAAGTCTTGCTAAATATATATAATGTCAGGTTTCGAAAGAAAGATTTTGGAAAATGGTCAAATTAATCCTAAATACATTGATTTATGTGATGAAGACCAACCGATTGCTGGACAAAAATTCGCATGTCTCTCATTTATTTCACCCGAAAAGTTATTGAAACAAAGAGAAATTTATATGTTTGAAGAATTCCTAAAACAATGGGATTTCAAGAAATCGATGGATAAATTTTTCGATTTTATTCATTTCATCTCTTTTAAACATGGATTGGATGTGGAAACAATTATGACTGATTATACCGAGTTTATTACAGAAGAAGGTGTTAAACTTAAGCAACAAGGAGTGGAAGACGATTACAAGAATTTTTTGGATAAGAACGAAGAGGCTTTAACGCAAAAGTTTCAAAAGGCGCACGAGTTCCAAACATCTGTGCGTGGATTAAAAATACGTGGTGTATTTCCGAGTCAAGAGGAAGCAGAAATGAAATGTAAGAAGATCCGTGATCTTGACCCAAACCATGATATTTTAGTAGGTCCAGTAGGTATTTGGTTACCATGGGATCCTGACGCATATAAGACTGGTCGAATCGAGTTTATGGAAGATGAATTGAATCAACTACATAGTGAAAAAATCAAGAACGAAGAGAAGGCGAAAGAGGAATTTGAGCGCCGAGTCAAAGAGACAAAGAAGAAGGTAATTGAAGAAAATATTAAATTGGCACAAAAGAGTGGTAACAAATTGACACAATCGATTGATGAACAAGGCAATTTAGTAGGTGTAAAAGAAACAGTTGATTTTGATGGTAGAGAAGTTGCAACAGAAGAAGAGACAAAAGCATATAATGATAAAGTGATTGAATACAATCAACAAAAATTAAATGATGATGGAATTACGGTTACCGAAAGCGAGTAAACAAAAATGGTTTTATAATTTGTATAATATATTATAATATACAAATTGAAATATATGAGAGGAGATTATATAATAATATACATTATATGAAATCAATCAAGAATGATATGATGATGTTTGTATGGTTTATAGTTATGTTTTACATATTTATTTCATTATTTGAATGGTTGTCTCATTATTATGTAATGCATTACAATGGATTTTTAAAAAAACTATTGGATTATTTTGATATAAAAATGGAAAATTCTCATATTGCCCATCATAAACAAACATATTTAGACCAAACGCTTCCATCAGATAATTATATTGAAGAAGGTTTAGTATTTAATATGATAGATAGTGAAATTATTTCAATATGTATTCTTGCAATAATAAGTATGACACTATTTTGGAATTATTTTCCGAATTTTAAGAAATCATTTTCATTAACGTTTACACTGTTTATGACATTTTTATTGATGAATGTTTATTTATGGGTATGGAGTTCCATACATAGTCATTATCATAAGGTATATGTAGAATGTAATAAGAAATTAAAATTTAGTGATAACACTGTATATAGTCCAGTTCGTTTTTTTGTACCGAATGAAAATTCATCTGTATATAAATATTTATTTTGGTATCATACACTTCATCATTTAACAAAAGGTGAAAGTAAAGGAAATTACAATATTATATTTCCATTATTCGATTTCATTTTCTTCACTTACAAAGATAGAGTTGATAATACTGCTCATTTCGCAAAAAATAAACCGTCTAATCCTCAAGAAGTGTGGTTAAATGAACACAAACAATTTGAAATACGAGTTTTAGATAATAATATTATTGAATATAAAGATATAAACACTAGTGAATGGAAAACATTTCCTAAAAATATTTAGTATATTCGAACATGTCGATAGTATTTCATGAGATTATCACCACTTTCCTTTTTTCACTGTTATCTGTTGTCCTGTGTTTTTCTTTTTGGATTTACTTGGATCATATGCTTCGTCTTCATCGTCTGAACCCATACCCTTCGATATTTCCCAGAATTCTTTAGAACCTAGCTTGAAATCTGGTCTGCCTTCTGCTTTATACCAAAATATTTGGTCATTTAATTTGTTTGATTTTGCGTTGTTGTTTATTACCAAACATTCAAAATTTTCAGTTGTCTGATCCATTACTGAGTTGAATGATTCTAGAGTAGGAAACATAGACGCATAGTTCTCCCATATACGTTTTCGATTTGTCATATACGGCTCACGCAAAATGAAGACATAATCAATATTGGTTCTCAAATTTGGTGGTATACCGAGTGGATATTGCATTGTAATGATCAACATTACCTTCCAATGCCT